CATCTGGTTCCAGATGTGCATCCAGTCACCGTACTGGCGGTCAATGCGCTGACCACCAATCTCCACCTCCACCTGCGAGATGAGCTGCTCACCAATGTAGTCCAACCAACGGGCATACACACCGCGAGTCGCACCACCCGCCTGGGAAGCCAAGGGAACCATGTTCTGGTTAATCTCGGGAAGCACGACCTGGAGGTACGTGCGGTAGGCGAGGTCACCGTTGCGGGACACCGTGCAGGTCACGCGGCGACCAAAATCGGCCTGGCCCGAAAACGTCTGCTCGATGGACTCCATGGCAAAGTTGGTGTGGCGGCGGTAGGACACCTTCCAGAAGGTGATTTCGGGGGTACCCGTGAGGAAAACGTCCTGGGCGCCGTAGGCGACAAGTTGCATAAGAGCTCCACCCATGTTTGTGTGGTCTTATATACCTCCTAAAAGAAAAAAATTTCGGAGAAAAAATGAATTAAAACGTATCGATATTTTGTTCATGTATCCACAGGTTTTCATCGGCACACGCTCTATCGTGTAGCGATGCGATGCAATGAGAGGGAACGAGACGACGCTTCATCGTTGGGTCACAACATGCCATCCACGATTTATGCCTAAAATGGATATAAAACCAAGACGCTCTGGTGGATTATACGACGACGATGGAACTACAATTGCACGATGGCGATGAATTATTTCAAATCATGAAATCGAAAATGACGACGGAGCAGGAACAAATGTTTTTGCTTAGTCATTATTTGTATCTAGAACATGGTGCCGACAGCACTGCGTTTGTGGTGGATTTTGACATGGTTTGGAAAAGTGTAGAGTTTACGACCCGAGGAAATGCAAAACGTATTTTGGTTAAAAAATTTGCGGAGAATGTTGACTATACGATTATTGTGTGCGGAAAAACGTCAGCTGGAATCGATGACACGTCTGCTGGAGCGAGATTGTGTGACGAAACGAGTGTTGAAAATATAAAATCTCACTTGGATGAAGCTGCTTATCAATCGGGAGGAGCTGCTTATCAATCAGGAGAAAACGCTTATCAATCGGGAGGAACTGCTTATCAATCAGGAGAAAACGCTTATCAATCGGGAAAGGCGACTTGGTGTGACGAAACGAGTGTAGCAAAGGTACACGGAGGGCAAAACAAAGAGCAGATTTTATTGACGGTCGATTGTTTCAAACAGTTTTGTTTCATAGCAGCAACACCTAAGGCGAAAGAAATTCGCAATTACTACATCAAAATGGAAAACATTATGCACGAATATTACAAAAAATTTAACAATGAACTAAAACACGCATTGCAACTGTCACAAATTGATGCTGCATTGGAAAGACACCAAGTATTGATTGAAACGAATAAAAACAAATGGCTTGTATATTTTTGTAAAATTAAATCTTTTGAAGATGGAAGTTTCATATTGAAAGTCGGAGAAACAATTGATATTAAAAACAGAATGGAAGCACTCAAGTCTGACTTTGGCATGAATATCCGGGTATTAGATGTATTTGTGTGTGAAAATAGTATTAAATTTGAAAAATCGTTGCATAGTAGTAGCCAACTTGTAAAGTATAGATACCATCAATTGGAACGTAAAAATAAAAAGTTTTCCACGGAAGCCTATCGCATTCCCAACCGAAAAGAATATGAAAAGATTGTGAGTTTTGCAAAAGAAGAAATGAATAAATATAATAATATTGAGATTACCAAATTAAGCATTGTTTCGTCATTGATTCCATTGTGTAAGAATTACGAAGAGGTAATGAGTGTACTTGATAAAATATCATCCTCGTGGGCGTCAAGCAGTAACGTCGAAATTCCTCCAAACAATGTCCAATTCCAAACAAGGTCCGATTCAGAACACACTGCGAATGACGAAGAAGATGAAAGTATGGACGAAGAAACTCCATCGCCGAGCACAGCAAACGCGAATGGGCCAATCGTTCAAATCTATCATAAAGATGACCTGAACACCGTTGTTAACGTGTATATGAGTATCATGGAGGCAACCAGAGATTTCAACTACAACAATAAAACTGCTTCATACACGGCGATTAAAAAAGCCTATCAGTGTAACACAATTTATTTGGATTACAGATGGAACTTTATATTCGACCGCGCAGAACAGGATTTAGATAAACCGCGAATGATTGGCGAGACGATAGTCACACGGGAAAAAAATCAAGGACAGGTTGCTATGTTAAACTTGGATAAAACTAAAATTATCAAGGTTTTTAGAATTGCAAAAGATGCAGCGAAAGAAATTTTACAACATCCATCTGCAATGTGTTTTGCTATTAAGCACTCATCTCCTTTGAGTAATCATTACTGGATGCGTTTGAAACACGTTGACGCTTCGCTTCAGCGTGCCTACTTAGAATCCAACATCATACCGCAAAAACAAAAAAATATCCGAGGTACACAAATTAAATTAGTAAATCCAACAACGAATGAACTCATTAAAACATTTTCATCTTATACCGAAATCCAGAAAGAGCTGAAAATTTCTATGAGAAAAATAAGAGAATGCATTGAGACGAATTCGGTATGTAGAGGAAAATATAAATTTGTCAAGTGTAGTTCTTAAAGTTTTGAAACAAAGAACTGTAACTTGTTTATATTCAAATTGGAATTTTCGAAATAATTTTAAATCAGCAGGTGTCCAACGCCGCCCTATGCTTCTTGGATTTAATGGATTTTTCCACATATATCCCACATGAACAGCATTTGGATGTTTCTTGGCTAATGCTCGGAGGGCTTCTATAAGTTCTTCTTTTTTCATTCTACTGTACATCAAGAATTGATTTTACTGGCGTTCGACGTTCTATGAGAAAGGCCGGTATTCATCGTTTGTGTTCCATGTAACTTGCCGCTAAACGATGCGCTTCGTCTAACAGAGAAAATATGGATATAAAGATTCGTGTTCCTACACATCAAAGCACACATGGCTGCCGCAAAAGCCGCCGCTGCGGCGAAAAAGTCCCTCTTTTCCATTGACGAAAAGCACAGCGATATGATGGCCGAGTTTCATCGCGACGAAACGACGACGATTCCCCAACTCCGCGACGAAATTGCCGTGTGTCGAGCCACACTTCACGCCTTGGCCGAGGAAGACGGCCATGTCATTGACCGCGCTATGGAATGCAAAGACCAGATTCAAAAGAAACTGGCACAAATCCAGCAACTCCACGCCAAGAAGAAGACGTACTTGTTGCAAAATTCGCGATTTATTTTCGATTATTTCGAACAAAAGAAGCAAATCTCCAATGTCTCGGAACCCAAACAAGTCAATGTCCTGAACTCTTTTTTCAAAATCAAATCCACCACGACGGGCGACCGCGAAGATGTCGGCCAAAGTTCCACCTATGCCCAATCCCGCAAATTCTATCAACAATACTGGAAAAACGTCAATCGCGACTATTTGAATCCCCAGGACTTTGTTCTCACGTCCGACCGATGTCCCTTTTGCGAATGCGGCGAAATGGTGCCACAGGAAGAAGACGGCATCTTGATTTGCAACGACCCCACCTGCGGTAAATTCGTCATGCACATGGTCGACCACGCCAAACCTAATAACAAGGAACCCCCCAATGAAGTCTCATACACTGCCTATATTCGTCTCAATCATTTCAAAGAAATCTTGTCGCAATTCCAGGCCAAGGAAACGACGCAAATCCCCACCGAGGTCATTGACAAAATTCGCGCACGCATCAAAAAGGAACGCATCACCGACATCAGCAAAATCAATTACGACAAAATGCGCGAGATTCTACGCAAACTCGGTCTCAACAAATACTTTGAACACATTCAATTCATTAATTCCATGTTTGGCATCAAACCCCCCGTCATGACCGAAGAATTGCACGAAACCTTGTGTGTGCTTTTCATCGAAATCCAACAACCGTGGGCCATTCACTGTCCACCCAATCGCACCAATTTTTTCAACTATACCTATACCTTGTACCAACTGTGCGTTTTGTTGGACCAGACCCAATATCTGCCCTACATTCCCATGATGAAGGACCGCGAAAAACAATGCGAACAGGACATTATTTGGCAAAAAGTGTGCAATGATTTGGATTGGGCATACTTTCCCACCATTTAGGCCTTGGCATCCATTCCTCCTTTAGTCGAAAATAATAATCTGCGTTTAGTTCATGCATTTGGCCATGATGAATCCGTTCATGTTCTTGTATGCGTTTGTCCTCTTCTTTGTCTTGACACCCGGCGTGCTCGTGTACTTGCCCCCCAAGAGCGGCAAGATGACCGTCGCCTTGACGCACGCCCTCGTCTTTGCCGCGATTTGGACCCTCACCCACAAGATGGTGTGGCAGGCCACCAACGGTTTGTTGGAGGGTATGCATGTAGCGGCAGCACCGAAACCTGCTCACGCGTAATCATTGATATTGTTTGTTTTGTTTCAATATCAATGTTGTGTTGCGATGCGATAAATTCAATCCTTGCAGAGTCTACCCGATGACGTTTTTTAGGATAAAAGCGCGAATCAGTTTCTGCTCTCGTAACACATCCAATGTTCGCGGCGTCAAGACCCGTTTCGAAAAGTCTCCCACCGGCGTCCATTGACAATTCCAGTCCAGTCGGCCATATCGCGCGGTCCAGGTGCGATGCAGTTTCGCAAGGACATCCTTGACCTTTCGATGTCTCCGGTGACGAATTCCAAACACGCGTTCATACAGGGCGCATTCCTCTGCGGTCAACGCATAGTCGGACCCATGGACGAGACAATGTAGAGCCAGTCGATTCCAGTCCTCTTGGAAAATCGGATTGCTTTCTTCAAACCGGTCATCTTTGTCATCCAACACGACGTCCATCAGTACTGCCAACACGTTCCAGATTTCCCTCATCTGTTCCGGTTCCGTCACATGGTCCAAAAATCGAATCTCAATCCCGTGGTTGTGATGTTTGTGGAAATTCAAGTCCATTCCAATCTCCGCGTTGTTGTCCAAGCCATGCAGATAGGCACCGTTTTCTTCCTCGGACAACATGTGAAACCATTGCTTTCCACTCTTAGGAAATGGCCCCGTGTTGTGTTTCCCCGTCAACATGACGTCACTATTGTACGTGCCCATGCTCACATACCGCGATACAGCACACCGTTGCGAGGCTTTCGAAAACACGGAGGTCGAATTGTTTGCAACGCGGGCAAACGGGTCCCCCGAACCATAGACGGCCACCAGCAAGGGTTCTATCCACTGGATGGCCCGGACTGCTCGTTGATGTTCTCGTGTAAACCGCGGCATGTCCACAATCCGACAATGCTCGTCCAACAGCGTCGGTAATGTCAGATTAAAATGCATCGTGCCATTGTTGAACATACTTACGTGATTCAGATTCGTCATGTATTTCGCAAATGGATAATTTTTCTGCATGATGCGAATGGGTCCTGCAAAAAAGGGGTGTTTTTGCGGAAGGGAGACTAGGGCGGCATTCAAGTGTCTTACAAAGGTGCGCTCCGTGTCGGCCAGTTCCTGGACAACGTCGTCGACGGTGGTATTGAAAAATGCCAACGTGTTAAATTCCATCGTGTCACCATCAAACAACCATTCGCGGTTGTACGTTTCGACAAAGTACGGATCCGCCGCTTGCAACGATTCCAACAGCGTCTTGCCTGAAAATGTGGGATTGGGCGGTGTTGTTTTGGAATACACCGTTTGGGCTTCATTGTGAATGTCCGTTTTCAGAAAACTGTGCGACTTGACCAACACCGGAACTTCTACGTATTCGAGGGGGTGCAAGGGATTCACTTGTTGGTGTGGTTCCGATGACGTTTCGGACAATAGCCATTCCTGAACGGCTGCTTCATAGACGCCGGGACGGTAACTGTCGCGAAGGTAGTTGTGACTGTACCGTTCAGGTTTCGTGTGCGTGAGGAAATGCGATTTCAGGACGTGCATCTTGGGGTACACTTCCAAGTAGACTTCGTGTTCGATGCCTAGACCCCAGTACACTTGGCTCGGTTGATATCTAAGGCGATACTTGGCATGTTTTGCGTTGGGACATCCTTTGTTTTCTTGCGGCATATATATACTCGCCAAAGATTTTATGCAAAACGGGCTTTCCGACAGGTACATGCTGAAGCCCGAGCCATTTTTGCAACAACGCTACAACGTCATCTTTCTACGCGCAGAAACTGCAGACCATGAATATCGCACACCCATCGTACCCAACGACATTCCAACACTCCTCGACCATGGCTTCACCGTGTGGGTCCAACGTTCTTCTACACGCGCATTCTCCGACCAAGAATTCGCCGACCGGGGAGCACTCTTGACCTCGCTTTGTTGGAATGAATTTCATCCCGAATCGGTCACGACGTCGGATCTGCGGCCTCTCGTTGTTGGACTCAAAGACATTCACGTCGACTTCATGGACGGACACCATCACATGTACTTTTCGCACAGTTACAAGGGCCAACGCGGCGCGCCAGATATTTTGCGCGCCTTTCGACGCGGTGGCATGTTGTGGGACGTGGAATATTTTCTCAAACGCCGCAGCAGCGGCTGCATCGTGGATGACGTTGAGAACCAAAAACTGGTCACACGTTGCCTTTCCTTTGGATTCTATGCCGGAATCTGCGGCTGCATTCTCGGACTCTTGCAATTGCAAGCATCACACGGGCGCAGCAGCGCATACCTGTCGGAAAGGCCCGTTTTGCACGAATCTCTACCCACACCCACACCCCTCCAACCGTGGGACAGTCTCGCAGCAGCCTTGGAAAAGGTACGTCGTAGTGGTGGAATCGCAAATCATCACAGGATTGCCGTTCTTGGACCCGACGGCGAATGCGGTCGGGGGGTCCGTCATGTCCTTCATGAACTCGGTCTCTCTGCCACCTTGTTGGGGAGAATGGACTCGAAACAGGACTTGGGCAACCACCATTTGATACTCAATTGCATCAAATTGGATGAAACGCAAGATGAACTCTGGGACATTACGCCGATTGGAACAACATCGTCGTCGTCGGTCCTCCTCGTGGACGTCAGCTGCGATGTCACCAAACCCAACCATCCCTTTCGGCATCTCTATACCACCGAAACCACCTGGAACGAACCCGTGAACCACGTCAC